ATGCTTTGAGGTCCAAGCTACCAGGCCATGTCCACATCATGGCTGGTAACGTTGCCACTCAAGAGGGGTATGAAAGACTTGTTGAGTGGGGCGCTGACTCTGTGCGTGTTGGAATCGGTGGAGGTTCTATTTGTTCCACTCGTATTCAAACTGGGCATGGTGTTCCAACACTTGCCTCTGTTATTGACTGTGCGAAATCTCGTTATGCCGGAACTCACGCAATTATCGCTGATGGTGGTATCAAGACTAGTGGGGATATTGTAAAGGCAATTGGTGCTGGAGCTGACTTTGTGATGATCGGTTCTCTTTTCTCAGGGACAACCGAGACGCCTGGCAAAATTCTTGTCAAAGATGGCGGGCTAAAAGTCAAGGAATATCGAGGTATGGCTTCCCAAGCTGCGCAGATGGCATGGCGTGGTCGCACCTCGTCTCTTGAGGGTATTTCAACCTTTGTCCCATTCAAGGGCAAGGTAAAATATATTGTCGACGATCTTGTGAATGGAATTCGAAGTGGCCTTTCTTATACTGGAAGCAGAAGCATTGAAGAATTTCAGGCACGAGCCCACTTTATTCAGCAGACGCAGGCTGGACAGTCTGAAAGTTCGACTCACATTCTCAAACGATGACGAGTAAAAAGATGTCCAAAGAGCATGATCGCAAGGTTGTATTTTACGATACAACCAAGCGCCATGCCGACCTGAGAATTAGATTGGATTATGACGGTTTTACACAATCTGAATTTTTTCGTGTGATGGTGACCGGGTATCTTGAAAAGGACCCAAGAGTTACAGATTATATTCATGATTATAAGGCAGAGAAGAAGCTATTTCGTAAGCAGGGCAAAACTTCTCTTAAAAAAACAAAAGCCCTTTATGCAGAAGGAGAAGAGACCAAGAAGAAGTTTGGACTCGATGAAGATACAATAGAAAGTATCTTTGATTTACTAGAAGAGGAACACCCAGAATTATGAGAAGTTGCAAGGTTGCTACAATAATGAAAAACAAATCTTGTGATCAATGTGATTGCAGACTTTGGATTGATTATGAGGAGGATTTAAATTGCACATTGATAGCCGCAGAAAAAAACGGCCCAATGAATTTAAGAGAGGTTGCAGACAGGCTAGGAATCAGCTTTGTCAGAGTAAAACAAATACAAGACACGGCTATGCAGAAACTTAGCCTCAAAAAAGAAAGTTTAAAGGCTTTTTGCAAGTTAAGTTGATACTTATTGTATATAGACAGGCTTAAGTGACTACAAATAGTAACTTTTGTTTGCCAATATACTATTTATTGATTGAAACCTAAAATAGGAGAAAAAACACAATGAGCAAAAACAATCTTTTAAATGAGGGAACCATTCGCCGCTTCATGAAGCTTGCGAATGTTGACACCCTTACAGACACCTTCGTCGAGAAAATTACCGAGACAACCACAGAAGGTACAGTTGAAGAAGCACACTGCGGTGGTCGCGATGATGATGACATGGTTCCTGGTGACCGCCATATGGAAGAAATGTACGGTATGGCCCATGGTGATCGTGATGACGACATGGACGAGCCCGCCATGGATGTTGAAGTTGACGTCGAGGATGAGGACGAAGCTCCTGTTGACGATGCCGCTGATAACGATCTTGTTAAGCTCGCTACATCAATTCTCGATGCAGTCCAAGATGCCGTCAACTCTGTTGTCCCCGGCCTAGTATCCGTTGACTCCGACGAGGAGGAGGCCATGATGCCCGCCGATGATGATATGATGGACGAGCCCGAAGAGGCCATGATGGAAGAGGCTGAAGAGGCCCTCGAAGAGGAGACGGTCGAAGAAGCCGCCCATAAAGACGATGATGATAAAAAGACCATGGAAGAGACAATTGAAGAGGTCAACGTTGTTGAAGATGAGGACCTAATCAATGAAGTTGCTAAGAGAGTCACAGCGCGTCTCGTAAAGAGCCTCGCTGCCCGTAAGAACAACTAAATAATATTTTAAGGTTTCAATTGCACCGCTGCAAGATTTGTGTTAAAGTCTTGCAGCGGTTTTTATTTGAGGTATAATGGTTGATATAAACATAGTTCTTTGCTTTCTCTCATTTGTTGTGGGGATGCTCTTTCACAAAATCTGCTCAGATACATTGGGCATGGGATATGTTTCACTCTTTATAAGGATGATTGAGCTAGAAACATTAAAAATGTTACAAATTGTTGCCAATGATATAGAATTTATACAAAATAGCAAAATTAAGCTTTTAAAAGAACTAAATACTTCAGAGGAAGAGACAAAATTTATCAAAGACGTTGATAGACAAACACTTGATTCCTGGAAAGAAGGTGTTATTATTCACTTCATTGCCGCCTATCCAGGTAAGTACAGAAGCCAAATAGAATTTACAAATTGGCAAGGCGCCATGAAACAATTAAAATACGTTGAAATGCAACGAGCAAAGAAAAAACAATTTAAATAACGGAGAAATAAATGTTTTCTAAAAAAGCTACAAAGAAGAATGAACAAGAGGGTGAACCCGAAGAGTCAGTCTCTGAATCAGAATTACAAGCGCTGCAACTGATAATGGATTCAGCGTCAAGGGATAAAGCAGATAACAGGCTTATTGCATTATTCGGTGATATAGATGAACCAAAGGCTGGACAGCTTTGTTATAATCTGCATATATTATCATCTGAGGTTTCAATGTCTCCCCAAGACCCTGAAGACTTATCAAAGGGTGTGATTGCTACTGTTGATCCCATCGAATTAATGATTTGCAGCCCTGGCGGTAATGCTTCTGAAATGTTTGCAATATATGATAACATGAGAATGATCAGGGAGACTTGCGATATCGAGACGTTTGGCGTTGGAAAAGTAATGTCCGCTGGTGTGTTACTGTTAGCTGCTGGTACCAAAGGTAAGCGAAAAATTGGGAAAAATTGTAGAGTAATGATACATAGCGTTATCGGCGGTGTTCATGGTGGCTTTTATAACGTTGAGAACGAGATGGATGAAATTCGATGGGTTCAGACCCAATACATCAAAATGCTTGCCAGCGAGACAGATATGTCACAAGCGCAATTAAAAAAGATGCTACAAAGAAAAGTAAATATCTACCTCTCTGCCGAAGAAGCAGTCGAGATGGGTATTGCTGACATAATTGTATAGGAGCTTGGGATGCCGTTGATTAAAGGCCTACAGGCTGAATTAATAAAAGATATGTATCGCAACGTTATGTTGAAAAAGGGCTATATCTTTTTTGACAGTAACAAAAGGTATAATCTAAACATTATTGGCGTTCGTCGTGTTGAGGGAGCTACGCCAAACAAATTTGATGACACCATGATTGTAATCTATAGAAACAAATCTAAAGAATGGGAAGTCTTTACAGCTGATATTACAACGGACCCGGGCCTCTACTGGCTTGAGCACCCCAGTAACGTAGATGGGACAGCGATTCTTGTCCCCGATCAATATCGAGGAGTTTACAAGCGAGACCTGCATCAAGGCAAGTACGAGGCTTTATGCCAGCGCGGCGGGAATGTCCGCGTTTATCGAGATTCAGACAGAGATCGTCGCCATGACATGTCAGATAAAACTATTGACACTGGATTTTTTGGTATCAATATACACAAGGCTGGCCGATCTTCTGTTCAGGTGGACAGATGGTCTGCCGGATGTCAAGTGTTTAGTCACAGCGAAGACTTTGCAACTTTCATGGATTTGTCTGAAGAAGCAGAGCAAAGATACGGAAATTCTTTTACCTATACTCTGTTAACAGAGACAGATTTTAATAATTAATCATATTAATACGGGAAACTAGTTTAGTGAGTCAATTAGATTTAAAAGAATTGTTTAAGATGATTGAACAAGTAATTAATGAGAAAAACTACACTCGTACAAAGCGTATTTCAAAAACCAAAAAAGCAAGCTCCCAAAAAATTAATTGTAATTATTAAAAACTCTCTTGACAAAAACAAAAAAACATATTATTATTAAAATAACAATGAGGAGTAAATGTGACAAAGCATTATAATAGTGGTGCGTCTCTTAGTGATAAGATTCTTAATGGCGTAAATATTTTAGCAGACAACGTAGCTTCAACTCTGGGACCCAAGGGAAGAAATGTAATCCTGCAGGACGCAGGTAGCAATCCCGTTATTACCAAGGATGGGGTTACTGTGGCACAGTTTGTGACACTTGAGGACCCATTTGAAAATGCAGCAGCTGAAGTAATTAAACAGGCGGCAGCGCAAACTAATTCAATGGCTGGAGATGGTACAACAACCGCCACGGTTTTGGCCAGAGAGGTACTCAGAGAGTCTCAGAGATATATAACGTCTGGAGTTTCCCCAGTTGA